AATGACTTTTAAAAATATTACCAGTCGAAACATCTGGAGAAGTATCCCCACTAGACATTGTTACAAAAGTTGATGAAGGACCATTTGCCGCAAAAGAACCAACAACTTCTAAATTAGCATCTGGACTTGTAGTATTAACACCAACCCTAGAAGAACTATTATCAAGATATAAAAGACCGGCAGAAAAATTAAATATAAAATCATCGGCTCCACTATTCCAAGACATATTACCCGTTGCCCCATCTAAATGAAGAGCACCCACAGAAGTACTGCCACCTGACATTGCCATAGTAATATCGCCAGTCCCACTTGGCTTAAGCATCAAATCTCCATTAGTATCAGTAACAGTAATAGTATTACCATCGATATTGATATTGTCTACATCCAAACTACTAGCAGTTATTTGACCAGTAGCTGTACTTGAAATAGTAGTATCTGTAGCTTCTTTAGTCCATGTAGTCATTAATAATCATAGGCTTTAATGTATCCGCCTCTCCTATATCTTGATTTTGAAAATTTCTTAGCTTCACGCAATCCTTTGTCATATTCTGCATCAAAGTAAGTTGCCCTATCTAACTGAAAGTTTCTCGGGTCCTTGTATCCAGAGGCAATCGCTTTATTAACAATAACATCATGATATTGCTCTGGTATTTCCAGAAGAGCATTCTCTGTTGTCGAGGTCAGATTAGTTCCTAATGCATCCGGCCTTCTTATTGCATAAATTCTTAAACCATCAGCCAATGTTTCGCTTATCGAACTATAATCTGATGTAACCGTTTCTTTTGTGACTGCGTTAGTCCCTTTTTCAACGATACCAATACGATGTTTATCAGTATACCAATATCTTTGTTTAGCCATTATCCAGTCTCCGAGGTATCATCGTCTATCGGTGGTTTGCCAATAAGCTGAGGGATAAGAGTATCATTAAACCAGACGCTCGTTATTTTTATAAGTTCGTCAGGAAGAGAATAATATCTCTGATTAGCAACTGTAGAAGTCAGGAAAGTTGACTCTATTATTTCAGTTTTAGCTGCAAAGTCAGCAAAGGCCCTGTCAAGAAGCTTTCGTATCTCTTTTTCACCAAGATGCTCATGATGTTGACGGACAAGTTCAACCATCTCAATCTGTTTCATTCAGCTTCTCCCTGTGTAAATGTTCCTGCTATCGTAAATCTTTGCATTTCGGCTCCATATTGCGTACTCAAACTAATAACTTGTTGACCTAACATTGTAGTTATTTCTGCATCCTCATCATCCTGTATAGAATCACTAATATAAGCCTGAAGCATTGTAATAGCAGTTCTTAATGCTATCGCATGGAGTAATTGAAAAGGAATACCCGCTGCATTCAGCTGATTATCTGTCTGCTCTTTTTGATTAGTAACAGGATAAGTAAAGTAATAAACCTTAGCAGTTTCACTCGCTGTCGGGACTGGATAGAGTTCAAGCGACGATGCACCTCCAGTTGTAGTATGACATGCTACTGGACTATAACTTGTAGCCTCATATACACTATCCGTATCCTTTGCTTGAGAAAACATAGAAATACCTACCATTTCACAATTCCTATCAACTCCATCACCATCTAATCTTGTAACAAGCAATATCTTCTTACCTTCCACGCTCGTCCATGTAGGAGTACCATTATCTAAAAGGATAGGTGTTACCGCATATTTCAACAGCAACTCGGGTGGCACACTATCTGCAACTTCAGCAATAGCTGCATTTAGCAGGTCAATCTCATGATTGTCATTTATTTTAGCAGCATAGTCTCCAATTAAATCAACTAGTCTAGGATCAAAAGTAGCAGCCATTATTACTTTTTACCCTTCTTGTTTTTTTGGTTATGTTCACGTCTAGTATCCGATTTAGCCTTACCATGATAAGGATTTCCTATACTACTCGTATAAACCATATTCTTTTTTTTATCCATAGTAGCTAGAGGAGGTATCGAGCCTCCCCTAGCTTTAATCCGTATATGACGCTATTACACCGTCAATTTAAGATTTATGATGGGTCGGGGCCTACACCGCCAACTGTCAATGCAGAAACATTTACACCAGACTTAAGCCCTGATACAAAAAAGTATCCTTGCCAAGTAGTGTTATCATCTGTTCCGTCATTCCATATTAACCTAAGCCAAGGAAAATACAAGTCAGTTAAATCAACTTCATACTGTTGAATTCCAGTTGAATCAGGTTCAACATCAGCATCTAATTCAGCTACTGCCAAAGCCCAATTCTTACCATCGTAAGAGCCTTGAATACCGAAATCAGAAGTGACATTTGCTCCAGCTGTTGTAGTATTAAAACCAACTGTTAACTTCCTATTAGCAGCCATTATTCCTGGAATCCCAGGACTCACAAGTGCTGCATCAGTATCCGCTGGGTCTATAATGTCAGTTCTTAAAACAGCTAAACCGCCTTCATCCCCGGCAAAAGGCCATGAACCATACACTGAAACATCGGTGATATAGTGTGTACCATCAGTAACAGTATTTTCACCTATCATTGATAATTGTGCCATTTCTATACCCCCTTACGCGAACTTAAGTACAGCATGGGTTTCTGGTAGACTAATCTCAAGACCTGATTCAGTTATGATTTGGTCTTGTCGTCCATCAATTCCCGGATTCTGTACATTGGTTTCAATGAAAGTATCACGACTTACTCCATTACCAGATAGCGGTCTGTATGCTACATTAGCCATATCAACTGCTACACAGTAATCTTCCCACGGTCCACGCAATAAGGGTTCTGCAACAAAATGCAAATCACCAAAAATGGTATTTACCTTAGTTACTGAATGCCCAAATTTGCCCGGTATGGTAGCTACATCCAGTCGATACTGGTCAGCACCAACTGAGTTATTCAAGAAAGAACCATTGCCAAGCTTATTCAGATAGGAAATAACTTTTCTTGAAGCTAACACGAGTTTACTCCCTGAATTTCCACTTTCCGGTGCAAAGAAATCTTCCATTGCATCCAAGAAAGCATCGTATCCAGACGAAGCATAACTCATATTATATACCTTACCATTAGCAGATGCATAAGGAACTATTCCATGAGAATATCTAGTAGGAGCACCACCACCTGAAGCTTCTCCAGCTGCAGTAATAATACCATCACCAAATAACATGGCTTGTTCAATATCCATCTTATGTTCCATGAGCTTGTCCTGCCATATTCTCTGATATTCGTTTTTTATACCACGATATTCAGTAGCCATGGAAGTACCTGAAAAGATATTCATGCCAGTTTTGAATATTTGACAATATCCTTCTCTGTCATACATCTTATCTTCCCAACCAAGCGGAGTATCCGTTCCCTCAGCCCATGCTGAACCGATAACCTGACCTTTATTTCCTACTCCAAACACAGTAGCGGTTGGGATTGTTGTCCCAACTGCAGTGAGTTTTTCACCGGAAATTTCAGTTCTGCCATCGGAAGTACGATGAGCAATATCAGTTCCATCGTGAGCACCTGATGCAGAACTATTAACTACTGTATCTTCCTCAACTTTGAAACGATAAACAACACCATCGTTTGCTTTTACAGCTAGTATACAACCGGGTACAATAAATGGACAGTGAGAACCACTGCTTATTTTACCATACTGGTCATATTTTGCTGTTACGATTAAATCTTCACCAGCATCTACTGCACCACCATGAGATTCTGCTCCTGTTAGTGTCAATGCTGTTGTGGAGATTTCAAAATTACGTCTTTGCCATTGATGTCGCTGCTCTAAGAACTTAAACACAGGGTCATTAGTCGATTTCTTAGCAACCTTGCTAAGATAAACAAAGAATGGAGATTGCTGTGGGGCTAACTCCGCTACTCTGTCACCAAAATTAAAGACTCTCCGTGTATTATCTAGGTCAGCTGTTCCGCTACCAGCGGCAGACGCAACGTTACTATATACTGTTGCCATTATAGTAACCTTCCTTTAATTACACTCAATCCTATCAACTGCTTTTACGCCTTCAAGGCAAGTGTCCCATACGGGTTTTAAAATGGATTCTTTGATTTATAATTACTCACCATTGAATCCATTATTCTGTCTTCTGCAGACCCTTGTCCCCCAGCACTCTGTCCAGAGACTATACCCATTGGACTGGCAACTTGCTGGGCCCGCTTAGTCTGTTCGAAAACAGCACTTCCCGTTCGCACGGGAGCGGGTGGTCCACCTTCGCCACCTTTTTCCATTTTGTACAATCTCCAAAGATTATCAATCGTTATTGATTCATCAGATGAGAACTTATCAACAAACTCCTTTATTTCATCATCAGAAGCATTATAACTCTTCTTAACATGATTTGCTACGGAATTTAATTGTTGATATTCTTGTCTCTGGGCTTCCCTGACAGCTACTTGACGTCTTTGTTCTTCAACAAAGTCCATTCTCTCAGCTCTGGAAAGCTCAGCCTGATATTGCGAATGCAACTGAGTATACTCATCCATAGTATCTCTCCAATCATCAATACTATCCAAGTATTGAGCTGAATTACTCTGTGGGTCGGTATACGCTTCTTCACGACTGAAATTACTAGGTTTCACAGGTCTCTCTGGTGGAGCTGGAAAGTCAGTATTATCTTCTTTCTGTGTTCCTGCCTGAGATTGCTGATTTTGCTGGTTAATAATATTTAACTGATTCTGAAGTAATTGATTATGTTCTCTAAGACCAGTTAAGTCATTCTTAGCTTTATCAGCCTGTGATTGCCAATACTGATAACGAACTTCTTCATTATCCGGGTTAATCACAGTTTCAGGTTGTGGAGTAACAGATTCTTCCTGAGCTTCAGGTATTCCCATTAATTCATTAACAGAAGCTGAAGTTTCCTCTTCTCCTACCGGTGCGAATGCATCCGGTTGCCTGGTTTCGTTACCACCAAGCATGACATCGTCTACAACGGGGTCAGACTGAGGAGCAAATTGTCCTAATTCATTCCGGGGCTGAGTATCCGTTAATTGTGTTTCTTCCACGATTATCTCCTCTGGTTGCTTCCCTATTCGGGCTTTTTGGAAGGTGAACCATTTTTTATTTTTTTACTTTCTTTCAAGGAAGCCTCTCTGACTTCTCTCTTGATTTGGCCCATTGCGTCATCAAGGCGTTTCTCAAAGACTGTTCCTGCAGCTTTCGCTTTGGTAGAGGTTGAGTCTAGGTCTGCCTTAAATTTTTCTATTTCTGCACGCTGTTTAGCGTGGAAAGCTTCCCTCTCACGAGTCTGAAGGTCGCCCTGTAATTTTTTGATGGATTCTTGTGCCGTTTGGAGTTGGCCTTGTAATTGCTGTATAACATCTGTTCTCTCGAGTACACCCTCCATATCAAAAACCTCTGTTTTCTTTAAAACTTCAAGTTTATCAATAATTCCCTTTTCATAGGCGTCCATATACATCTCAAGCTGAGCATATCTATTCGTTGGCAATGTAGAACCAGTCACTACAATAACATCATATTTTCCAACATCCAGTCTATGGACAACATTTGCCAATTCTCCCTTATCATCATAAAGCTTCTTATTTATAGCAAATTTGCTCGTTGAATTATTAGGTCTTAATAAACGAACAACTTTTTCTTCTTTATAAAGTTGCTGCATCATTGGTATAGCTATCTCACCAATCCTTTTTAAGCCAACCTCAATATCCATTAATTTACTTTTCATTTTTCTCTGACCAAACTCATCCAGACTAATAGTAGCCTTATAAGTATTAGGAGCAACCTGTGAGTTCCCCATCATCATTTCGTAGAGGCCTAATTGATGGTCTATATCCGATTTTGCCGTCGTCTCATTGGAGTAGAGTTCATTTGGAAGGGGTGATGGCTGAACTGGCACAGGTTGTCCTTGGTCGAAATCACACTCAATTGCTACACCTGGCTGAGCCCACTTCTCTTCAAATTCTCGCATATCTATAGAACCCGACGGTATGAGAATCTTGGTATTTGTGCTTGTTGTAGCATGAGCAATAATCAAGGAACGAGTCTTATTGATATATTCCTGTAAACCCTTGACCATCCTAACATCTGATACGGGATATGGAGTTCTCGTATGCTGATTCATAAAGAATACAATAGGATATTTGTCAATTGGTAAGAGCCTCTTATAAAGAAGCTTATCGCCCATTATGACGCACATTTTAATTCTTTTGGTTGGGACTACTACTTCCTCAATTCTCCCCATCTTAATTAAATCATAAGAAGTAACATTCTCAAGCTTTGGAGGTTCGGGTGGGAGTTCTCCTTTTTGCTTTGCCGTTTGTTCTTTTGCAGCATATTGCTTAATTATAGCATCCGCTACAAGTTTAGCCTGTTCTTCTCTTTCAAGGATTTGACCATTGATAACCCAATACTGCTTCTCAAGGAACGCAGGCCAGTTTGCATCATCAATTAAATCTTCTTCTCCACTCCAATCCAGTTTTACTCTATGCATATTCACTACAATCTTAGAGTATCTTTCATAGCCCCTTACATATTCATCATTTTTTCCAAGAGTAGCTCTTGTTTCCGTTCCTGATGTTTCAGGAAAAATGAGTCCTATATCATCTGCCCTGTCTGTTGCTGGTCTATCAGATTGTTGAGCATCGGTGGATGCATTCTTGATAGCATTAGCATACATAGGATACAAACTTTCAGCCTGGTCTTTTGTAAAAAGTCTGCTTACAATTATATTCTCTGCATCATCACAAAATCTATCTCTTGAATTAGGGTCAATATAAATATCAAGCGGGTCTATATCATGAAGACAAATCTCGCCTTTTCCCATATCCATCATTGGGTCTATATAAACCTGCATCGCTCCCATACCCAATACATAATAATCATCGACCACATTTCTTAAAACTTGGTCTCCATCAGATATCTGCCAGACATATTCTAAAAGACCATTAATTGCCTGAGCAGTCTTATTATCACTATCTTCCCTTGGAGAAACCCTGAATGAAGGTTTATTAGCGGTTATCATTGCTTTTGCAGATTCTACCGCAGGATGAATCCGATTAATAACTATAGCAGCTTGACCTCTACCCTCAAGAGTTTCCTTTTGCTTTGTAGTCCATTGACGACCCAATCGGAATTCCTTATCTTCTTGTGCCTGTTGAGCCCAAGTTTCCCTATTATTACTATAGGTTCTCCAAATCTCTGAAGTCTCTTCAATAAACTTTTTATCTGACAATTCTTTTGGCATTAATAAAAGCTTCCTTCTTGACGTTGATAAGTTGGGGCAGAAACATTAGCAGCACTCTGAACATCTGATATATAATCTTGTTGATTAAGAGGCTCTTGTTTATTAGCTCCCATTGCTTTATTCATTGCACCGGAAAATTGATTCATTATATCACCAGCACCCTCAACACCCATTCCTTTCATAGCCATACCTAAGAGACCTCCCTTTTTGCCGAATGCTCCTATACTCTTTCCAATTTTAGTATCAGGTCCTAATAGTCCGCCCCAAGGTTTTTTCTCTCCTGTTTCAGCAATATCGCTTTCTACCTCGACCGCACCAAGGTTCGGTTTTGCATTTTTACCAGATGAGTTTGCAGAATCTACATCTGTTGTCTCTGTTTCAATATATATAGGAACATTAGGAGTCTTTTTAGTAATATTTTGATTTTGTTGTATTACATTTCCCGAAACGTCGGTTGATGAGGATTCGTTAAAACCACCTTGATTTATATCTGTGCTTATTGCATTCATATCAATCTTTTGACTGTCACTAGGTGGAGATAGATTCAGAGTTTGAGGCTGCCCCAATAAACCACCACTTGAAGATTGGTTTAAATATTGTTCAGTCTCTTCATCTAATAAAGATGGTATATCAAAATTACCAATCCCCTGTAACTCCGGATAAATCAGGGGGTAGTTATAGTCCTGACATTCGGCTATATCACCATTATAATCGTAGCTTTCGCAGGATATCTCTTCATACTGCTTCGACTCGTCATTCCATTCGAATACGACCTTAGTATTAATCTTCATTCAGGCTCTACAAGATAAAATCATTACTGAGTAAATTTAAACATTACATTGTCAACCAATCAAGAAGTTTCTTTGCCTTTTTCTTTTTCTTGCCATCGATACTAGTTTTTTTGCATGGAAAAGCTTTATCAAGGGCAATCCAGACAGCATCCATAATATCATCATGTCTTCCCCTTGGATAACTTAAAAACTCTTTTTGTGCTGTTATATCCTCTGGACGAAAGAAAAATTCCTTCTTTGCAAGCATAGGGACAAGACTAATCAAACGCTCTGACTTTCTAGTCCTAGGCTTGACCCCAGTCTCTAAACCGGGTATGTACAGGTTTTGTTCCAGCATTTGTTTACGGACTGCACTCCTTAAAGCTTCCTGATAAGCAGTAGTCTCTATCTTCATTCTACGAGGTTTAAATTTTTTGAACGTCTTAATAATGACATCAGGCTGGAGAGCAGGGTCGAGCCGAGTACGGTAAATATCGAGTATATACTTATTATTGTCGTTATCAACGCCAAGGGTAGCAATAACAAAGAAATCCGCACGAGCAGAAAGACTACTAGCAGGGTCAATTCCACAATAAACTTCAATAGGTTTAACATCTTCTCCTTCTCCTGTCTGTTTGACTAAGCAGGGTTGTCCCTCTCTTCTTTCAAACTCATAATGATGTAACTGGATATATTCTGGTTTAAAGGGTGCATCATCAGGCGACTGAGCAATATTCATATATTCCTGATAGAATCCATTGATATTACCCACACTCTGAAATTCCTCCTTTATCTGGAGAATACGGTCCTTTGGAAACCTCTCAGGCCAAATACTCTTCTCATCATCATCCCAGATGCTATACCATAGGGTTTTCCATGCTGAAGACTCCTTTGCCCAGCAAAGGAAACAATCTTCGCTAATTACTGTTCCAATCATGATAATTCTACCATCATCTGATAAAGAAGGTATCACCGCCTCTGTCATCCACTTTCTATTCTTTACTCTTCCCTCAGAAGTATACGCATTCAACTCTGACTCAAAATCATCTACTATAACTAGATTGGGACGTGTATCCCCCTCAATGAATCCACGAACCCTCTGACCAGTACCAACCGCAACTATCCTTGTTCCATTCACGAGTATAATATCCGAATTAGTCCATCTCTTTGCTGTCCTATGAGAATAGTCACCAAAGACCTCCCTGAATTTCTCAGAATGGTCAAGATGGTACTTTATCCTAGATAAGAAGTTTACGCTCTGAGACTGAGACTCGGATATGATAACTATGAAAAGGTCTTCGGTATCCATCTTAAAGGCTGCACTATGAAGTGGTAGGAACAAAGAAACCGCTGTTGACTTAGCTGTGCCACGGGGTGCTGCAATTAATACCCGGGACAAGTTCTTGTCTCCTATATGACTATAAATCTCGCCATGAAATGGAGGTGTAGTCCTCTTAGCGGCTGAAGGAAAACAATATCTACCGAAAAGACCAATATTGTTCTTAAGCTTCTTTAATGCTTGGAGCTTTTCATAATGCTCCTCGTAATCATTAACTATTGGGTTCTGAAGCATCCTCTACTACCTGCGTTGCTATAAGTTTCTTTTCTTCTTCGCTTATCTCATCAAGCATCTTTTTAGTTGAAACAGCCTCAATAGATGTTGTCGTCTTGGTCAAAGCCTTATCTTTCATGCCATGCATATCCTGTAAATTCTCTACAGCACGTAATAGATTAGAAACATCTCTCTTATCCTTGGCTAGGTCAATAGCTTTTCCAAATAACTCCATTGTCCAATCAGCTGTGTAACCATGCTCATTCAATAACTTTTGCAGTTCTTCTCTTACCATATCCCTAAATACCTCTGTTTTCATTCTACGTTTCCAAGAAATATGCTGCTGGTCAGTTAATGAGCCCAAAGCAAGGTCAATTGCCAAGTCTTTGTTCATTGTCTGAGCATAGCACATTGCAAGGTTCTTCATCTTCTCTTGTTTTTTAAGACCAGAGAAGTAAGTCCTTCCCTTTAGTGTATGCGGTGTGACACGCCCTTTTACATTAAACTTTTGAGTTGGATACTTCGGATTCCACATGAAATATCCCCAAGGAAGCCTGAGATAGACTGTATGCGTTCCCCTGTCATTAGGATATTTAGTCCTTTTTATGACCTCAGCACAGAAACCATCATCAGAAAGTGCCCAATCACCCTCACGAGCCTCTTTCCAGTAAACATATTCCTTTTCCTTAGAGTCCATCTCATCCTGTTCGTATACTTTATACTCTGTAGGATTATTATCACCACGATGCTTTATAGAAACAGTAAACATTAACTGAATATCTTTGAGATAGGAAGAAGGACTAGCTTTGACTGATTGTCGTCTCCACCCATAACCGTCCTAACTTCTTTATTATCAATAAGATAGGAGATTCTATCCTTTAGTTTTTGAACTGAAATCACAAAAGAACCTATAATTTCTCCATTCAATGAAAGTTGATGTACCCAGTAATCAGCTTGAGTAATGGATATACCAGATGGTTTGCCCCAGCATTCAGTCTCAATGACTATATTACCGGTTTTTGCCCAGATATCTCTTTCGGTCTTAATCTCAATCTTGTCTCCATCTGAGAAAATCTTTTTAAACTTGTATTCACCAGACTTGCCGAACTCAAGGTCAACGTCAAACTTCTCTGTTCTCCAATCTGTATCCCTGATTTATTTAAACCTCTTCAATATTAATTCCCTTAAACTCATATCCTTAGGTGCTGGTGAAGTTTGATATCCAATATTAAA